CATCCCGCCTTGCGCGCGGCGCCGATAGATATGGGCCGTGTCGATGAACTGAAGGCCATCCAAGAAATCGTGCACACACCAGCGCGCGTGGCGGCTTACCGCAGAGCCGTTCTGGATGCCGAAGCGGCCGACCTTGCGGCCGCTGTGTCCACAGTCGAGCGGAGAATGGTTTAGGTTGGAGGTGGCTGGTCGCTTGGATTCGGGAACACCGCCTCGTCGCAACGAATTGCTATGCTAAGCGCGAGGGAGCGCCACGCAGTGCGGATTAAAAATAGCGCGAGCAATGCCGAGAACGAACCGAGGATGTAAAGGGTCAATGCCATTTGTGGAACCTCCAGTCGTTCTGCGGTTGTATTGCGTGCGGTTCATGATATTTCTCCACTCGTGTCCATTGTGTGTTCCGCGTCCGCAAGAAGTCAAGTCGGCAAGGATCGCACTATGCCCAGCTACAGCGACTTCAAGACGGCGATTGCCACGACGGCCTTCATCGACGTCAACAACACCGACTTCAACACCATCTTCCCCACCCTCATCAACTACGCGGAGGGGCGCATTTGCCGGGAGCTGGACATGCTCATCAGCAACGTCCGCGACAGCTCCTCGTCGACCACCTCGGGCAGCCGCAATTTCAACCTTCCCGTGCCCTACACGGACCGCCCGTTTTTGATCGTCACCGGCCTCAACGTCATAACGCCAGCATCGACGGCGCCCGACGCCGGCACGCGCACGCCGCTGACGCCGGTGTCGCTGTCGTTCCTGGACCTGTGCCACGGCGACAGCAGCGACGAGGGCGTGCCGGAATATTTCAACTACCTCAGCCAAGACACCTACTCCAGCCCGGCGCCGACCCAGGTCATCCTGGGGCCGTGGCCCGACGACACCTACCGCCTCGAAGTCATCGGCAAGATCATGCCGCAGGCGCTCAGCGCCACCAACACCAACACCTTCCTCTCCGACAACCTGTTCGACCTGCTGTTCGCGGCGGGCATGGTGTTCATCAGCGGATACAAAGAGAACTTCGGGGCCCAGGCCGACAACCCGCAGCAGGCCATGAGCTGGGAGACGCAGTACAAGACGCTGAAGGAGAGCGCGGCGACGTGGCAGGCGCGGGCACGCTTTGCCGGGGCGTCGTGGACGGCGCAGGCGGTCGAGCCGATGGCCCTTCCCCAGCGCGGCTAGAGAGCTAAAAGGAGTTCGTTCGCCATGCCAGCTACCGCACTGATGGGCTACGCGGTCCCGACCTCGGGCTCGCTGTCGGGCACGTGGGGCGACACGCTCAACAGCGATGTTATGGGGTTCCTCGATCTCAACTTCGCGGGGCTGCTGACGCTGAGCTTGAGCAGCACCAACGTGGCGCTGACCGCGGCGCAGGCGCGCTGCCAGATGATCCGCTGCACCGGCACGCTCACCGGCAACATCATCATCGCCCCCGACACCGCCGTGCTCTGGTACGGCATCCGCTGCGTGGAGAATGTGACCTCGGGCAGCTTCACGATCACGCTCTCCAACGCCGGCACCGTCGTGATCCCGCAGGGGCGGCGCGCGCTGGTGTTCATCGACTCCACCAACGGCCCGCGCATCATCGGCATGGCCGGCACCACCAGCGCCGACGTGCTGCCGACGGGCACGGTGATGACGTTTTTTCAGGCGGCGGCGCCGAGCGGGTGGACGCAGAACGTCACCTACAACGATTATGCCATGCGCATCGTCAACTCGACGGGCGCGGGCACGGGGGGCTCGGTGGCGTTCTCGACGCTGTTCGCGCGCACGGCGACCGACAACTATACGCTGCTGACGGCGGACATCCCCGCGCACAACCACACGGCGGTTCCCGCCAGCGGCGGGACGTTTGTTACATATCTCGGCAGCGGTGGCACCATCCTTCCTGCGGGCAGTTTCGGCACGCCAAGCAACGTAACCGTTGGCAACACAGGCGGTGGCGGCGCCCACAGCCACGGCCTCGATATGCGCGTCAAGTATCTCGACATGGTGCTGGCGGCGCGCGCCTAGCGGCAGCCGCCAAGCAACACGGAGCCGAACTGGATAGAGGCATCAGAGGTGGGGCAGGTCGGAGCCACTAGGGCCGCAGCCAACAGCACGGCGACGGCGCCAACGAATACCAACAGCGGACGAAACATGGAAGCCTCCCAAAAATGAGCAACAAGCGACAAATACCGCACGGCCCAGCGGATCTCAAGTGCCCCCTGCATCGCAAGCCGATGTCGCGGGTGTGCCATACCTGCCCGTGGTGGGTCGAAATCGAGGGCCGCAATCCCCAGTCCCAGGAGCGGGTCGACCGCTGGGACTGCACCATTGCCTTTTTGCCGTCGCTGCTGATCGAGAACTCGGCGCAACAGCGTTCCACCGCCGCCGCCGTGGAAACCATGACGGTGGAGATGCAGAAGACCGAGGCGCAGTCGTCCGCCACCATCACCACCCTCATGAACCTCGTCAACAACGCCATGCACCAGGCCGCGGCCACGGCCTTGGCCCTAGAGCGGGCGACGGATCACCGGCAGCTTGAAAACGGCGCTTCCGCGCCCAAGCAGATCGCGCAGTGAGGCGGCGATGCCCGTAGCGTCAGTCACCCTCAAGCCCGGCCTCAACGTCGAAAAGACCGCCACTCTAAACGAGGCCGGGTACTCGGCAATGGCGTTCGGCCGCTGGCGCGACGGGCTGTTCGAGAAGCTGGGGGGCTGGAGCACGTTCTATCCCTTCGCCGTCGGCGGGGTGCCGCGTGCCTTGCACGCATGGCAGGACTTCAACTCGGTCAAGCGTCTCGGTATCGGCTCCACCACGGCGCTGACCGTCATCACCTCGGCGGGCGTTGCCACCGCCATCACGCCGCAGCAGAAGGACACCAACTTCACCTGCGACTTCGACACCACCATCAGCACGCCCACGGTCACCATCAACGACCCCGGCATCTCCAACGTCACCACCTACGACTCCGTCGAGTTCCTGACCCCGGTGTCCGTCGGCGGCCTCGTGCTGTCGGGCGTCTACCCCATCGCGCTTATCTCCAGCTCCACCGAATACCGCATCACGGCGGCCAGCAACGCCACCTCCAGCGTCACCAGCGGCGGCGCGGTGCCGAGCTTCACGACCACGTCGGGCAGCGCCACCGTCGACGTGACCTTTACGGCGCATGGGTTGGCCGTCGGCGATACCTTCGTGCTGCCGATCTCCACCAGCGTCGGCGGTCTCACGCTCGTCGGCACCTACACGGTGACGGCGGTCGGCGGTGCCAACGTCTTCTCCATTGCCGCCGATGCGCTGGCCACCAGCTCCACCACCGTGGCCATGAACAGCAGCCAGGCGCGCATTCGCTACCACATCACCATCGGTCCCACGTCCGGCACCGGCACCGCCTACAGCTTCTCGACCTACTCCAGCGGCACCTACGGTGGCGTCGGCGGCTCCGCCAGTCAGCAGACGGGCACGGCGATCACGGCGACGGACTGGACCTTGGACAACTGGGGCCAGACCTTCCTGTCCAATCCGGCCAACGGCGGTCTATTCGAGTGGACGCCGGGCACAGGCTACCAAACGGCGCAGCTGATCTCCGGCGCACCGATCTACAATTCCGGCATGTTCGTCGCCACCCCCTACCCGATCTTAATTGCGTTTGGCTGCGCCGTGGAGAAGACGGTGGGCGTTGCCCAAGACCCGCTGGCCTGGCGGGGCTCCGACCTCGGCGATTATCGCTTCTGGCAGATCGGCGTCGTCAACTCGGGGACCGGCGTGCTCAGCCAGGCCTACTCGAACCGCATCCCTACGGGCAGCGCCATCAAGTGCGGCATGGCCACGCCGCAGCAGATCCTGCTGTGGACCGATGTCGATCTTTGGTCCCTCAACTACCTGGGGCCGCCCTTGGTGTGGGGCCAGAACAAGATCGGCAGCAATTGCGGGACCATCTCCCGGCATGGCGCGGCGCAAATGGCCGGCGTCATTTACTGGTGGGGGCAGAACAACTTCTACGCCATGTCCGGCGGGGCTCCCATCGTGCTGCCCTGCACGGTCTGGGACTCGGTGTTTCAGGACATCGACCGCGACAACCTCGACAAGTGCTGGGTGCAGCCGGTCTCCTCCTTCAGCGAAATCTGGTTCTTCTGGTCAAGCGAGTCCGGCGGCTCCGGGCAGTGTGACAGCTACGCCAAG